CCATCCCGGCAAAGCAGAACAGAAAGAATTTTCTCTGCCGCTTTCCCATACACAGCGCGGCAATCAGCAGGGGCGAAGCCATGCAAAGAAATACATTTTCAATATATGTCATGCCTGCACCGCCTTTCTTGTGGCTGGCAGCAGCGCAAACAGGCTTCCTGTAAGCAGAAGATCAAACCAGCAATAGGGAGCGGAAATGGAATAGCCCGGCCACAGGCAGCCAGAGATCCAAAGGACATACTCCACCGCCACATAGCACAGTACCCCAATGTGGAAATACCGCATCTTACACGCTGTTCCCGTCTGTATCTGCGCATAAGCAAGACCCCGGATAGAATGATAAGAAACAACGATCATCATGCCACACCAGAGCAGATTGGAGAGAACATCCCCAAAGGTGCAGTAAAACACACAAAGCGGAATGCCAATCAAAGGGGCGATCAGGGCTTTTCCTGTCAAAAATCTTCTTTCCCCGGCAGAAGAAAGGGTGTATTGCAGAAGATAAAGGAAAATCACACTGGCTACCCAGCCGAACTCTGACACATAAAAGACCTGCGGTGTTTCAGAAAACAGAAGCAGATACAGCGTCCAGTAAAGAGAGCCGAGGGCAAAGCATCCGTAAAAGCAGGTCAGCAGGAAATATGTCTGTTTTCGATCTTTCAGATACCAGATACCACTCAGACAAAAGCCCAGCAGGGTGACAGCGAATTGAAAAAGATTACTGATCAGCTCCATCTCCATTGTCCCCCTTTTGTTCCTCTGTCTGCTCCTCTTTGTTCAACTGGCGGATGCGGAAGCACAGAATAGTCACGCACGCGCCGAGAATAAAAGCCAGCAGTCCGATCACCATATATCCCAATGCGGTGCTGCCGCCCAAAATTGTTGCCGCAGTTTCAAAGCCTGAAGAAGTACCGGGTTCGACCCGCCCGATAATACCGGGCATGGCAAAGGAAACACCAACGATCACTGCAAGGCATGCCGCTATGCAGAATGCGGAGACAATCCGTCTGTGTCGCAGTCTCTGCTGTCGTTCTTTTTCCCCAATACGCCGTTTTACTTCAGCAATCCGTTCCTCATTTTTCAACATCTGTAATACCCTCCCGTTGCAATAATCCGCGTAAACGCTCTTTTCCCCGGTACACCATATTTGTGATCTGCTTCACACTTTTTCCCATGACCTTAGCAGCCTGTTGATAGCTCATACCCTCAAAATAGGTCAGATAAAGAGCTTCCCGATAATCTGAATTTAACTCGTCCATGCAGAGATGCAGGATCTGGTTTCGTTCCTTTGTGCGGATGACCTCCTCCACCAGCGTTTGTGCCTCCGGTTCTCTGGCCAGGTCGTCAAGACTGAAGAAAATCCGCCGTCTGCTTTTGTGGCGCAAAGCCATGTGCCGCGCTGCTTTATAGAGGTAAGCCTTAAAACATCCGTCCCGGATGCGGGGCTTTTTCGTAAACAGCCAGGAAAAGGTTTCCATCATTAAATCCTCCGCTTCATGGACGTCATGCAGATAACCATCGATGTATAAGGTCAGCGGGTCGCCGTATTTTTTTATTAATAGTTCAAGTCCTGTCTCATCACCGCACAGATATTGCCCATAAAGTTCTTCATCAGTGACCATATCATTCTTCCTTTCCAAGTATTACTCCTCTATTGTCAGATGAAAGCTCCAGGTTCGTGAATCATTTTTGTCTGCGAAGACATACAACATGTCAGGAGAAATCCCTGACAAAAAAATAACCAGAGCCTAAGCTCTGGTTAAATTCTCACTATTTTGTAGCAGCCAGTACGGGAATCGAACGTATCTTTAAACTGCTATTTTTCCTATAAAACCAATGCTTCTAACTTTTTGCAGGGTGTTCCTTTTTGTTCCCTGGCTGTTCCCTCTCAAAAAAAGCTATCTTGATACTACCATAAATTCATCTATGCTGTCCATGATTTTTTGTTTTTTCTTGAGGTCCTTTCGATCTCTGTGGTAGTAGTTCTCGGAACACGAAATATTTGTGTGGCCCATCTGTGATGTGACCATCTGATTATCTATGCTGTGGTCGAGTAATATCGTGCAATATGTTTTTCGTATTTTATGCGGTGATTTTTGAATACAACCAGTTTTCTTGCACACTGTTCTTAACCGGTTCCTGAACGAATAAGTATTTAATCGCTTTCCATCTTTAGAAAATATATATTCGCAGAATGCCGACATATTTCTGAGTTTCTGCAATATCCAGATGCATCCCTGAGGAACTACTACATTTCTCACGCCTGCTTCTGTTTTCGGAAAGTCTTTGACTTCAAAAATGCCTTTATGGTTTTCAAAGTGCCTTACTTCCGTTCTTCTGACTTTAATCGTACTGATATGTGGTAGCCAATCATTCCATTTCAAAGCGCATAGCTCCCCAACTCTCAGACCAGTTACGAACATAAGCATAATGCCAAGATTTATTATATCCTGATTATCTTTTAAGTAATCAATCATCCTGTCCATTTCAGCATCATTAAATACTTCTTCTGAATCTTCTTTGATATTTCTTTTGAAAGATTTATCGGTGACATCCAAGTCATAGAATAATTCCTGCACGTTCCAATCAATCAGCTTGTTGCGCTTCGCCCACTTCAGGGTACCTCTGGTAATTGTCTTAAGATTGCAGAAAGCTTTTGCGGTTAGATTGTGTTCGCTGATCTGTTCTTCCAGGAAGTTGCTGATATCCTCTGACTCAAGGTCTTTGATTCTGCGTTCGCCCATGGTTCCAAAAAACCGATTGAAGTCCTGCTGATACCTCTGGTATGTTTGAATTGAAATCTTGTTCAATTCAACCTTGCGCTGTGCCCATTCTTCGAATACGCTCTTAATCTTTGGATTCTCTGCTTTCTCACGGTGTGTCTTTACAATCAAGTCCTCTAAATCCTGTTTAGACCGACGCTTAAACATTTTCCTCTGTCCGGTTTCGTCATAAGTCATACGAATTTTCCAATATCCGTCAGATGCCTTCCATATACTGTCCCTGTATTCTTTTAATATATCTTCCCTTTTATTCATTTCAACTTGCTCTTGTATGTGAGACAAATTGATGATACCATTCTCAATTGCATATTTCAAGTCGTCATTATTCATAAAAAATAAGGAGGAACCGGGATATCCTTTCGCTGGCCAGCGGCTCCTCGTTCCTCCTTTCTTTCACACATAATCAAAAATATTCATCTGTCCTTCCGGCATATCGTCTTCGAGATTGAAGAATTTACAGGCAATAAAATTTCCATGCCAGTCCCGATTACCGCCGTACATCAGACATTTTCCTCTCTTTCCGTCCCTATAAAATCTGCACTCAGAACAATTGTGCTGATACGCAGTTCCGCCAGAACGTTTATACATTTCGCTTATTGTTCTCATTTCTTTTCCTTTCAAAGGTTTAAATTCTCAAAGCTGCTCTTCTTTTTGTTCCTGTTCTTCTTTTAAAAATCCCTTTCATTACGCATTCCGTCGGTAGGCATCCTCTCATGCGATCGTTAATAAGGATGTAATCGCAAGTTCCATATGATAACCCTCCAGAATTATTCTTTGAAAAATAATCACAATGCTTACATTGCTTTTCTTTTAAATTCTGAATTTCTCTGACAGACATTTCGCCCCATGGCTTAACAGCTATTTTCACTCTCTTTACCTCGCATTCCTTGTACCATCTTCATTTTCAAATGTTGTGCTATATGTTCTCTGACAGATTCCTCTGGAAATGGGATTTCAAGTGACCGCTCCAGAATCCTGTTGGTGATTCTCTCGTCATATTTCAGTTCTGATATCTGGCAGTTGCTCGTGAATATAGTGATTTTCCTGTCGACATACCGCCCGTTGATAATGCTATAGAATCTTTCGTTAATCCACTCCTTACCAGAATCAGCGCCGAAGTCGTCAATGATAAGGATTTCTGTTCTGGACAAATCCTCTATCAACTTTCCCTCCGTATTCCCTTTGTCTCCCCATGTGTTCTTGATCTCATCGAGGATTCTTAGGGATGTGGTGAACTTGACTGGCTTCTGGTATTTCTTCATAATTTCATTCGCCAAGCTGCATACTGTTTTAGTTTTGCCAGAACCTTTTGCATTTGAGAAAAGGTATAGCCCTATTCCTTTCTTCTGCATATCAGGAAGATTTTTAAACCAGTAATTTACCGCCTGCGCCGCCTGAGAAAATACTTTTCGGCTCTCAGCGTTCAAATATACACTCGACTTCAAATCGTTGAAATTTGAGCCTTTAAACACGTTTGGAAGCTCTGCAAATTTCAATTGATTTTCAATGATTATTCTTTTTCTGATTCCGCAAGGGCATTCCTCGCAATAGGGAATACCACTTGCATCTCTTACCCATCTCCACCCGCTGTCCCCGCATTCAGGGCATTCAAGCGAACGGGGTGTCTGATTCTTCTCCATTCCATTCTCCAAGTGGGATGATTGGTTCGACATTTCTTTGAGTTGCGTCAGCTCCATTTCGCATATCCTCCCTGTTGTGGTATTTGTTTTCGAGTATCTTTAAGAAGTTGTTTGGTTTCACAAACCATTCAAAATTTATCATAAAATCAGTTTTCTTCCCCATAAGGAAGTCACTGTTTTTTACGTTCCTCAGAGCTTCCATTACCTTATCCATGCCATATTCTCGGATTCTTGCTTTCAGCATTTGCGTTCGCCTTGCTGTCATTCTTGCGATTGGCTGAATCCCGAACTGCTGAAGCTTGTTCCATTCATCAACAACTTTCTGAACATCTCCGGGCTTGACTAAATCTTTTTCGCAAGAAATCTGCTCTGGAATCTTTGGCGTACGTTCTTCCTCTGATAATTCTTTCTGGCGTTTTCTGTGCTCGGCAACCCGTTTTCTTGTCTGCTCTCTGATTCTTTCAAGCCCGTCAATATTCTGATGCTCTTCCCATCCGGGAATTGAAAGCAATGTTCCATCTCTGGTTATCATGCCGAATTTTTCAAGAATTGTAAGTGCAAGTTCGATCACACTCTCATCAAAGTCCAGCTCGTCAGCCAGCATTTTATTTGTATATGGAATATTCTCTGTCAAAAAAATAATCCCGTTTGAATTACAACGCCCTGCCATCGTCAGGAGCATCATCCAGATTAGAACGATGTTGTTCCCCTCTGGAAGTTTTCTGATATGCCGGATTTTTTTGTTATCGAACATATCTATTTCTAATCGAATCCAACTCACCTTTGTCATTTAGCCACCTTCCCGTCTGACAAGGACATTTCCGTCCTTACCGCATTGATTTTCGGATGAATTTCTCCATTAAAGAGTCCATCCAGTTTTTTGTGTGATTTTCACAGCTATCATCTTCCTCTATCAGGATGCCTTTGCGGTCACACAGCCCGTTGTCGTTTTCAATACAAGTTTTGCATGTTTTATCTGCCATAATTCCTGCCTTTTTTAGAATAAATAAACTAAAAGTGTCACATAATGTATAATTTGGTCTGCCATGTAACTTATCTTGTTGTATCGTGCCTTTAAAGGGTCAATTACTATATGCATAGCCATTACAAAAGCAAGTTTCCATGAGCACCCGAACACTATGTAAAAAGGAACTGAATAAAGAAGGCAATGAACCAGTAAGTGATACCAGTTTTCTCCTTTAGTTTTTGCGATAAAATCGTTTTGAAGAACATAATCTCCGATCAAGTGGCATATTATCAGTTTTTATATTATTTCTATCATTTTTCCTCACTCCAATCTAATTTCTGTCCACACCTGTTACAATAATTATTCATGCCAACATACGCATGATGCACCATGCTAGAACGAAACATATCTTCTGGACTATCGCTGTTACACCCAGAATCTACATCAATATCCGAAAACTCAATAATATGCAGTCCGCATGACGGGCATATGCAGGCGTACAGGTTTACATCACGATGAAAGTCATATCCAACATCTTCGTACAAAACTTTCATTGGAATCTGCTTTTTTAATGCCTTAACTGCAACCATTCTAACTTCATGCGTACATTTACCACCATAAGCCGTGCTATCATAGCTTAATTCTTTTAATGCTTCTTCTGGTTTCATATTAATCCTCCACTCCAAACATTTTTCTCAAATTATGTTGATAACCTTTTGCCATCTTTTCGAGGTTTTTATAACATGGCCTCAGTGTGCATTTTTCTTTATATCCATCGCATTTAGTACCGAATAAGATATAGTTTCTACATATTCCATCTTGGCTAGCGCAACATTTATTCATTTTTCATCACATCCAATTTCTTCTCTGCTGCATGTTAGTTCTCCTCTTCATCATCAATCTCAACAATTTTTAAGTCTGCAAAATCGCAACACATCGCAAACCCATCAATCATTTTCTTTTTAACACCAAACACTTCCATAATGTAAGAATTATCCTCCATGATTTTTATTACATCTGATTTTTTGACATATTCAGCCATTCTTCATCTCCTCCAGTTTCTTTACCGTTTTCCTGTAATCTCTGTTTGCAGACCGAAACATCATCAGAAGTATTTCAGATACAGGCCTCGCTCTGTTGGCTCGTTTGGCTTTCTTGGCACATATAAGTTCGTTTCCTTCTGGGACATATATTCCTACATGATACGGGATTTTCAAAGATACTGTTGCAGCTAATTCCCCTGGCATAACCAAATAATTGTAATCTCCAATGAAATTCAATCCATGGCCAGATTTGAAATCTTCAATAGATGACTTGATTTCATAGCAATAGCAATCACCTTTTTCTATCCCGGAAACACTATTGTTCACTGGAACAAATTTCATATAGTCCACTCTAACTGCATGGTTTGTAGAATAATCAAACGTCACCTCTTTTGCCCAGTAGATACGAGGATCGTTGTTCGGATTGATTTTCTTTTCAATCATGGTTGATAATTCTGCCGTAATCTCAGGCCTTGTCATTCTTCATCTCCTCCAGCTTCTTCGCGGCTTCTTCACGGGTGAGAAACCATGTCGTTCCAAAAGCAATATCATTAAGAACTTTTTCATTGTAAACGCCATATTCTTCACGACTTGTCGCGTACCAATGTCCAGCAGTAATCACAATAGTCCCAACATGCTGATGGCATATTTTATTGAGCTTCTCATAACCATTAATAATATTTAATCTGTAAACAGTTGGACTTGGAATGATATACACATCATCTCCAACTTTACACGGCAACCTCACAAGCAAGCCCTGTTCTTCTAAGTCTTCATAAGTGGCAAGTTTTTTAAATGCTTGTTGGATATAGCAATTCTTGCATCCATCTACTACGCATTTACAAAATTCTTCACAAGTTTTATACCCAACGTCAATGATATATGCGTATCTATTATCTGAATAATCTGTTAATCTCTCCATCTACTTCACCTCTTCCATCTGACTTTCTACATTATCTGCAAGTAACTTCAAGGACTCAATAAATGAGTCTGTCAATGCTGTTCTGTCTGGGTTTTTAGCAAATGCTCTGACAAGGTTTATAGCATCTTTGATCTTCTTCTCATCTTCAATTACGTCTGATGCTTCTACTAATTCATATCCCGGTGCAAGGTCGGCATTTCTTGTTAGTTCTTTATTGCCATAGAACTTTAATATATCCGGGATCTGCTGCTCTTCAAAGGGATATGGATACGCTTCTTTTCCGCCGTACCATCTATATCCTTGTTTCTTTGCTGCTTTCAGAATATTTTCATACTCTTCATACGTTCTGATTAATACGCATTTATTCGCTAAATCAATCATCTACTTCACCTCCTGCAATCTCATCAATGCACTGATTCCAACCCTCCACAAATCCTGCATCAAATGTATTAGCCGGATAATTTCCATTGTCTTTCTCTGGCAAGTCCATAAGCGGACACCAATCAGGTCTTGATTTGCTTTCGTAATCATAATGTTCTTCTGTCATCAGAATTACATCATAATCTAAACAATCGGCTAATTCACAGTATCCCTCATATTCAAGTTCGCCGCAGTATGAAGTTCCGAACGGGCAATCATAGCAATTCTCTGGTGTATCTATTACTAATACTGATTTACTCATTCACTTCACTTCCTCTCAGCATTAGACTCAACGTGTTGTATCCCGGGCAAGTCCTGACCCCGTTTCTGGTATCTCTTAGCAGGACACAGTACGGATATAATGCCATGACCTCATAGACGTGTTCTGTGACATCCTCGCCGCACTGGTCGATGTATTTGAAGCACTTTCCAGGTCTAAGAAAATATCTTGCGCATACATACGCTTTTGTTCCGAATCTTACGCTTGCACTACTCATTTGTGTTCCTCCTGCAATAGTTCTTTATTGTCGAGAATGTTCCCAACCACTTCGTAATGTTCAAGATCAAACTCGCCACGATATTCTTTATCCGTGCTACCAGTTTCGTGTCCTACCCATCCTGCAACGCCCCATTCAATAGTTTCATATGTCGCATCCTCTGGGTAAGATTCGTCCAAATGAGCCATCAAAATATCATTTTCCCAGATTTTATTCCCATATCTGTCGCAAAGTCCTGTGAACTGGCAAAGAGTTTCTGGAATGATTTCATAATTGTTTTGTCTGCATGATTCTGAATTTACAATACTATAAATAAAGTATAATCCATGTTTACGAACTACATATCCTTCAACCCATTCGCCATTATCAATCCGCTTTGCCTTGAAAAGAATTTCTCTCATTCAACTCCACCATCTTTCACGATTTGCATAACCGTCTGATATAGTGCAGCATTTCTTCCAACCAGTTTTGTTATGTATGTGTCCAACTGCTCCACAACTGCTTCCACATCATAGGCAGTCGGCTGCGCGTCAATCATTTTAAACGCACTTTCTGCCGTAATTAAACTGTCTTTTCCTACAACTTGCTTGTAAAATAACTCTTCATTCATTGCATCCGCATCAATCAGTCTCATAATCTTCACACTCCTCCGCATATTCATAACTGTCCATATCATCACATCTGCACTGGCAGGAATCCTGTTTAGTACAGCAGATACAGCGCTCTGTTTCACTGTCCGGGCACTCTAATTTACATCTTCCCATTTAGTCCTCCTGAAGCTTTATCCCTCTTAAATGCTCGATAACTTTCTTCTGTTCCTCTTCTGTCTCGCAGTGTATTACAATGTCATAGGTATCATCGTATGCACTAAACGTACCATCTTCGTTCTGCGCAAATGTCATTTCGTCGCTCATACTTCCACCTCACTATCCTCTGGCATCTGGAATATCATTTTTTTCATAAAATCTTTTCTAATAGTTTTTGCAATTGATGTATTATCTTTTCCCCTCTGAGATTCACTAGCCGATTTGCAGACATCAGGAAGAAGAATTTCATTTAATTTTGCATCTGCATATGCATCCTGAATCATGTCCAGTACTTTCATAGCTTTTTCTCTGGTGGAATATTCTCCGAGTAAATAACTGCATCCAGTGATATATGATGTTACAACTGTTTTTGTAGTCCCTTCTGCAATTTCGATACCAGCTGATACATTAAAATTAACTAATATCTCTTTATCCTGACTTCTGATTAACATTTCGCGTCCTCCTTATCCTCATAATTCATCACAATTGTAATTACCTGCACCAGAACTTTCTGAATCTGATCGTAAATGTGATGATCGTCAGTTCCAAAATGAGAGTTCAGCCTTGCGTCTTCCTTGCCTTTTCTGTAGCAATCTTCCATAAAATCAATGTTGTATATATCATCTTCCTTGATGATTTCGCCATTGTTTCTCCATTCGGCAATCATTGTTTCTTCAACCAATGAATTTACAACATCGTCTGAATCCTCATCCCCGTTCAGACATTCTACGCAACGGTCAATAAATCCTAACTTGTCAACGTACATATACGCTTTTGCCGTTCCAGATGTATACTCTTTGAATGCCTGCTCAACCTGTTCTTTGAAGTCCTCTGGCAGGTTGAAAATATCTACTTCCAGTCCTCTTGGAAAATTTATTATGTAGCTTCTCATTCCATCCTCACTTTCCCCATGTAAGTAGCTGACGCACTATCAATTTAGATTTACGTTCATTTTTCTTGCCATGGCTTCTATAACTGTCACTGTTACGCCGTTTCCTGCCTGCTTGTATAACTGGCTGTCAGAATTTACGAACTGTGCTTTTTCAAAATAATCATCAGGCCAACCTTGCAGCCGAAAACATTCTTTCGGTGTCAGCTTTCTGATTGCTATGTAACACTGATATTTTTCATACCAGACTGCATATACCGTTAATTCTTCTGATACCTGCACGAATATTCCTTGATTGCAGCTCGTGTCGAGTGTGTTGGCGATTTCTTGTCCGACTCTTCCTCTTCTTGTCTTGCTGTTTGGCATTGAGAAGTTCACGCTGTCAATTCCCACTCTGCATTCTGTATAACCTTGCTTCGTTGCTTCCTTGACTTCAATCGCGATTCCGTGCCGGTCCTGTCCTGTCAGTGTGAACATTGGCTCGCCATCTTCTTTGAACCTTCTTCCGTTCTGATGTTTCTCTGCCCTGTCTGGTGTCAATACTGGAATTGCAACTCCACTTACTTCAGCTTTATGATTTACGATTCCTTTGTTGCATCTGGCTTGTAAACACCTTGCTTTATTGGTCAACTCTGCTTTTTGATAACTCAAATCAACAAAACACGGCAATGCTACATGATGCCCTCTTCCACCACCTTGTCCAGTATCAAGAGTCTCGGTAATTCCATCAGGTGCAAACACTTGTGTATTTCTTCTATATCCGTCTTTGTGTGCAATTATTTGAACACTATTTTTTCCGTCTGTTCCTTCGATAGGAAATATTTTTGAGGTACTTCTTCCTCTAAGATGTCCGATAATAAAACATCTTTCCCGGTTTTGTGGCACTCCGAAATCTTTGGAGTTGAGCACCTGCCATTCTGCATCATACCCTCCCTGCTCCATTTCAATGAGCAATCTGGCGAAATCCCATCCTCCATTAACACTAAGCAGATTTTTAACGTTCTCAATGAAAAGGTAAGTGGGTTTATCTTCTTCTTTGAGCTGTCCGACAAGGTACATAACTCTGAAAAACAGGCTTGAACGGTTTCCTTGAAATCCGGCTTGCTTTCCTGCAACGGATATGTCCTGGCAAGGGAATCCGAAACACCAGCAGTCGGCTTTTGGAATGTCTCTGGCATACACTCTTCTAATGTCATTTGCATACCATTCTCCATTTCTGTATTCCTCCTTTAATATTTCTTTCTGTCTTTTCTTGATAGGAATATCTCCCAATGTCTTTCGCTGCTCGTCTGTCAGCAAGTGCATTGAGATATAACTCGCAGTCGCAAATTTATCAAACTCGCAAAACCCTACGCACTCATGCCCTGCCAATTCCATTCCTTTGCGAAAACCTCCGATTCCGGCAAAAAAATCTATGAATTTCATTTTTATCCATTCCCCTCATTTTCTCCAAACCCAAATTCCTTGTTAATATCAAAAGAATCAAATTCAATCTGCAAACCCATTTCTTCCTTAATTTCCTTGTATGCTGATTCAACGCCGATTTCCTCAACATATCTTTCGGCTTCGGTAATCTTATCAATGAAATTCTGGTTTGCTTTCTTGAATCCCCATGCTTTCTTGATTGCAATAACAGAAATTAAAATATTTGCCACAGCAATATAATCTTCTGCTTTCCACAGCTTTTCCTGAAATTCTTTAACTGTCTGTTCTCTAATCTCCTGTTCTTTTGAATCCAAATACGCTTTAAGAGATTCGATTCTTACGCCAGTCTGCCTGGAAGCCTGCTCCATTGTAAAACCAGTTATGTTAAGTGGCGCCGGGATTAAGCTTCTTTGATTTTTTGGCTTTTTAATCTTCAGTTTTCCCACTGACAGCCCTCCTTATGTTCTGAGTCAGAATGTCAAATTCCATCAACATCCTACGATCATTCTTGTTTGAGTATGCGATTGTTTGCTGCCCATCATATATGACCGCATATCTTCCGTTAATGTCATATGCCCCGCTGATTGCCTGCGATATCTGACTTCTTGTCTTTCCTGTCAATTCTGATATTTCAGCAAGCGTCAGCTCCCCGATATACTTTGAACCGTCGTATACGTCATACAGTTTCATGTTTCTTTACTCCTATCAGTTCGTATGTCCTGTGCGAACCAGTTCCGTGAAATACAATCAGTCCATCGTCCTCGAACTGCCTTAGATGCCTTTGAACAGCGCTCATACTGATATCTAGTTCCTCAGATATCTTCTTGGTTGTTGGAGTCCCTTTGTGAGACATTGCGTATTTACGGATGAAATAATAAATATCCTTACGGTTCTGCATCCATTGCATGTGTTTTTGATACCGTAATGCGTCCATATTCACGATTCCTTTACAAAAAATCTTCTATGCTTATCTGACTGTTTTCCTCAAAAACAAGCATTTCTTCTTTTGCTCTCTTAAAGAAATTTCTATCAATTTCAAATCCGAAAGCATTTCTTCCTATTTCATGTGCAGCTCTTAACGTTGTCCCGCTTCCGCAACATGGGTCTATTACTACATCTCCGGGATCAGTAAACGTTTCAATCAATCTTTTTAAAAGTTTGACTGGCTTTTGTGCCGGATGAATTTTAGGAATATCTTTTCCATCTTTCTCCCAATCGAACCAGTTAAAAACCATGTGCCCTGTACCTCTGATTGTTTTTCCATTTTCGTCAGTCTGAACGCCGTTCCTAAACTTAGGAAGCCTGTCTCTGTAAAACAATAATGCGTATTCCGTAGCTCCAACCACACGCATATTTGCTTTTAATACTTGAGGGCTGTAATTTTTTATGAAAACAAGTGGGATATAATGTACAAAACCATGTTTTTCAGCAGCTTTAATCAATGTTTGTGTTTGTTCAAACGAGCAAAATACAATCATGCATGGAGAATTGCTACTTCTTCCTCTTGGCACAGGTGTTGTATCTTCTTTTTTTAACATTCTTGAACAAAAGTGAAAGTATTCATATAAGTTAAAATTAAAATCTGAATTAAAGGCAGCTTTTCCTGCTAGTTTACTTTCACCATTTTTATTATCCCCCCCTACATACCACATAGGGTTGCTCCCGTAAAAATTATTCGCTACATTATACGGAACATCAGCTATAACGAGCTGTGCTCTTGGAATTGCATATTTCTTGTAATTTTGCATTGAGTCTCTGTATATTTCACATTTTAATTTCATATTTCAAAGAAGCCCGGTGCACCCTTACGTCACATGAAGGCAAGCTCCTTTCATTTTTTATTCGTACGTTTTCTCATCAATCAAGTTCTGAAACCTTTCAAAAGCCCGGATTGATACTTTATTATTCTGCTTCTCTGGTTTCAGTGAAACTTGCAAGTGTGTATCTATGATGTGTGAAAGTTCTCTGGCGAGGGATTTTTTGCCCTGCTTCAAACCATCGTAATAACCTTTTGCCAGTCTGTACTCATCAATCTGTTTCTTTCCTGCTCCCTGAGAGCCACCAGTCTTATTTCTAAGCTGATATCCCTGATCTGCAAGCCATTTGATGTAAAACTGTTCGGCTCTATCAAGGCTAGCTTCGGAAAAATTCTCACAGATCACTGTCCATCCGTAGGGATTGTTTTCTGAATATAAGCCATGTTTCTTAAGGCTCAAATCAATGTGTTGCTGATGTCCTGCACTGTGCTGGCACAATCTGGTGAGTATATGTTTTGCCTGCCCTGCATACCCAAACTTGAATCCGTCTTCATCAACTCTGCGTAAAATATAGACTCCCGAATTATCATTCAAATTTGGATTGAGCTTGAGCCATCTCTTTCGGTTCTCGGCTTCAATCGCCTTAGCTTTTACAAAATTTTTATAGTTACTATTCAAAGACTTATCACCTCGATTCATTTTCAGTGTGCCTTTGATACCATTATGATACCACTTCGATACCTGTATTGCAAGATAAAAATGATACCACTTTGGTATCTGATTGACACCGACAGGCAAAAATGCTACAATATTCTAAAAAACAAGGGAGGGATTTCACATGACCGTCAAGTCTGATAAGACCAGAACTAACATCACGTTCCCGATACAGCTTAAAGAACAGCTTGAGCAGATTGCCAAGCAGGAGAACAGGAGTTTTAATAATCTGGTCATTACTGTTCTCCAAGATTTTGTAAAAAGTGCCGATAAATAGTCGGTGCTTTTTTTAATTACCTGTTATTCTCTCTATCATCCTCTATAGCTTTCCCAAGGCAAGCCATAACCGGTCCTGACTCAAGTAAGCATTCTCTTTCTCTGGTATTTTTACCATCATTTGAGCGCCAATCGCCAACAATGTATAGACTTGCATTCGCACTTAAAATGTCTGTGTCCATATCCCAATATTTAATGTGGATTTCGTATGCCACATTTGCAGAGATCACATATCTGTAAATGCCTTTGGTGACTTCTTTCCAGTCTTTTAAATTTGCTGATACCATGCTTAATCCTCCACAAATGGTGGTTTCTCATCCTCGAAGAAACTTTCGTAATCAAACCATTCATCTTTAATGAAATTTCCAATAATTTTCACTGAATGTCCAAGTCCTTTCGTAGCAACTCTAACATGCTTTCCTTTCATTTCTATCAGGTCATCTACGCCAACAACGTCCATGATTCTCATAATCGCTTCAAGCCCTGCCTTTGAACCTTTAAAGTTTTCCGAGCCAAGGTAACCATGTCCTAAAACATATCCTCCGAATACAACTCCCCATCCGCCGCCAGAAAGAGTGAGGTCAAGGGTGAGTACTCCGTGATCTTTAAAATTCAATGATACATTTGTAATTTCAGCATTTCTTAATCTGTTTCCGTCGTTAATAAGTTCTTCTTCTGTCCACTGTTTCATTTTGTTTCCTCCCTGTATGGTTCGTGAATCTCAATTTAACTATTCTTGCAAAAATCGCATTCAGTATTGCATTTTTTCCACTCATCTGAATATTCTTCGTACCCATCTGCTCCGTTCAAATACTTGTATGCAAGCACATTCATACATCTTTCGCAGGCCGTAGAAAAAACAACAAGTGCTTCCTGTAATGTATAATCTCCGCTGTTTACCATTGCCATTATGACATCTTGATTTCCACCTCCAATACTTGTATGAAAGTCAATAAGTGGTGTAGTATCCGTTCCATAATCCCATTTTCTTCCCCATGGCTGCCACCACTTTCTTGTTTGGCTAGACCCACAATTAGTGCATATATGGCCTTTCAATCCCTTTATCAGACCTGTATCCTTTTTCCAATATTTCCGTTTGTGCTTGCACGCTTCTTTCTCAGCTTTGCCATGCACTACATAAACGTGTTCTGTTATTTGTAACGGAAAGCAGGAATGGTACGTTCTCGCTCCTTCTGGTGCTTCACATGCCAAATCATCTTCTGACTTAATTAAATTTCCGTTTTCATCCTCATACCAAATTCCCAACTTTAATTTTGATTTATCAATTTCCATTTCTTCTCCTTTCAAAACGGGCATAAGTTCAAGTCGACTTCCAATCCCGGTCTTGCGATTTGCACCAGAACATCATCCCCGGCAACGTCCTGTATCTCTTTCTGCATCACTTCCGGGTCTCCCCATTCCTCTGACAGGTGACACAGCGTTATAGTCCTGAGTGAAGCGGTCTTGTTCACTCGGATAATCTCTTTTACAGTAGATAAACTGCTGTGCCCCCGGATGGAGTGTTCAAACTTAAATGAATCCTGCTCCGGCGATTCATCAAGATGATTACATTCTATAAGGAAGTGATTTATTCTCATGTTCTTGAATGTGAACGACAAATATGAGAAGTCTGTCGCATATATCAGTCGTCCGCATTCTTCGTGAGATATCAGGTATGCAAAGTTTGGTGTCTTGTCGTGCGGGACGTAGAAAGGCGTTGCCCGGAACGAACCTATGTCCTTCGATTTCTTTTCTGGTAAGCCGATCATCAGCTCACCAGAGATTGTGTTTACACTCTTAACTGTCTCGTCATTGGTGTAAATTTGAATGCCGGCATTCAATATTTCTTTGTACGACTTCTTATGGTCGCCTTAATTAACCATGTTCATGACTTAATAAGCACCCCGAAACTTCTGATATCCTATAAGAAATTCCTTTCAGGATTTCCGAGTATCTACATCCGCAATCCATAAGCAAGATTTCGCCAGATTCAGATTTAAGTGCGTAGCAGTTTCCCGGCTGGCTACCTGTATTTATTATTTTCATGAACATTTCAAACCACCTCTCTTTCAAACTTCCACACAAACCCTCCGGCTGTTTTCCTTACTCTCCCCGGTTTATATTCATTTTTATTTGCAACTTGAAGTATATTTCTGGAACATATGCCAGTAATAATTGACGCTGTCATTGCATTTGGAAAAGAAGCTAAATAGTTTCCGTTCGTATCATACATATATATTGTTTTCGGGCGTTCATACTGGTTATAATGAATCATCCCCGTATCTATCTGCGGGAGCATTTTAGCAGTCTCTTTTCTATGTTCTGACGGATGCATTATTTTCAAGTTGGTAACTACGTTGTTCTGCTTATTGCCATCTATATGATGTACGTGGTATCCTTTCGGAATTTCCCCTATGAAATGTTTAGCAACTAATGTATGTATTCTAGTTGTATGACATTTATTTCTTTCGTCATATAGGTTTACCGTAAAATACCATCCGTTTTTATCCTTATTCGACATTATGTGTCCACTTGAATCTTTTCTAAAACTTTTCAGCTTCCCTGTATTTGAAATTTGGTATAATCCCTCGAAACCATTTACCCATTTCCATTCTTCTTTCATACTTTGTCATCCTTTGGAAATCTAAAAATCCCATCACCCATGCCGACAAATCTTCTATCAAGCACATCAAGTGCATCCTGCAATTTATCCTGCGTCGAGTACATTGCCATCACATACGGACTTTGCTGTATCCCTCCGGCAAATACCGCCTGTATGTAGTTGTCCGAAACAAGCAACGCTGTCATTTCATACGGAAGATTGATTTTTCCATCCTGTGATATAATCCTCATAGTTCTCACCTCTTTTTTCGAAATAGCCTTTTACCGACTCATAGTACGGGCAGTTTTCACACCGCCCGATCTGAGTCATACCGTGACCGAATTTACCGCAGTCACATCGGTCGAAATTGATGCAGTCGCCGTACATCATATGCGATCACATCTCTTCTGGCTTCATAAAATCTGGAATCTCTGTTTCCTGTTTGTCTGCTGCCGGAACTGGTTCTTTCTCGGCAGTCTTTACGACTTCTGCGACTGTTGACTGTTTAGGCTGTTCTTCGATTGCTGCCGGCTCATCTGGGACAAACTCTTCTGCATTGGCGTTCTGCTCGATTTCATAAGCAACTTCGTGCTCAATAATGTCCTGCTTTGGAATTTCTTCTGTGGCTTCCTCAACTTCCTGAATGAAAATATCACCATGACTATTGATAATCTGCTTTAACGCACGATTGATAACTGTTTTCTTTGCCATCTGGTCAGTAAACTTCTGGTGTGTTCCATTACCGCTTTCCTTGTAACCATAGCCCTGTGACCAAGCCTGTTTGATCTGTTTTATGTTCATTACTTCCAGATGCTTTGTTCCATCTTCCATCAGCACTACTGCATATGCCCCAAGAATCTGATCGTTGTCAATGTCCATAAAATCCTGTTCGTGAGAATCCAGAACCTTGTTTCCATCTTCGATGTGGTATTTGAACTTATCACCATCGTAGATGATCTCGGCATGGATATCTTTCATTCCATATCTTCTGGCGATTGTAATGTTTCCGAAGTAAGACCTTTGGAACTGGCACTGACCGCCGTAGGCAATGAAATAACCCTGTTTTTTCTGAACTGAAAGTCCGAGCGTTGCCATGTTCATAAGGCTGTTTGCAATGCTTGTAGCTGTGCAAGATTCCAGAATTGGCTTATTATTTCTGTCTTTTGTCTCTTTCAGAGTCAAATATGCCCCCATGAGCGCATTACTGAGGTTGTAGTCTTTTGGGAATGAAAGACCGTATTCGCATTTTTTTTCAAGCTGCTTAACCAACCCATCAATGAATGAGTTGTTGATTACGATTGCCGCCTGCTGTTCTCCTGCTGTTGCTAACTGTGTTTTGTTTGCCATAACAATTCTCCTTTTCTATATTTTTTATATATTTGCCAACACGCTATTTGCGTGATTGCATCTGTACTGTTTGTTGTTTTGTAGGTTCCCAAACCGCTCTGGATACACTTCCTGATCAGATCCTTAGTTTCGTACCTACGCTATTTTTCAGGGCTCCAAACCCAAAGCCAATGTCAAGTCCATTCTCGAACCGTTTTGTACCCATGCAAATTCACAGGTCTGTCAAACCTCAAATATTAAATTTACATGGATTCTAGTGAGTGAACACGTTCCTCACTTTGCAGGTGCAAAATCACCTGTAGCTTGATTAAGCTAAAATTATCTGTTATGCTATTAGCAAATATAGTTTGCTCTATATTTTGTGTGGAGCAGCTAGGCTGTCGCCAAACAAGTTCCTAGCTGTTCCACTTTTCTCAAATTTCCGTTACCGTCATATCCCCCTCAGAAACTTTCAAGAATATCAACTGCGCATCTGCCTTAATGCCTGCCAGACTGCTGTTATCCAGTTCTGCTGCACAGTCAACGAAAATCGGATAGCTCACGCCATAAAACTTCTGCAAGCCGTCCATGATGGCAATTTTTCCTTTCATCATCAGGGCTGTATTGGCGTTCCCAATCAGTTTCTTCCAGTCGCCGTCCTTGTCCTGCACGTACCAGATGCAAGCATCTACTACTTCACCATTTTTCTGCGTATCAAATAACTTCACCTTAACACCGTCAAAATACTGGTTTACCGCATCTTCAAGGGCTGTATTCTTTGCCATACTCAGTGATTTCAATTCGTCCAGAATCATCTGTGCATCAGCTTTCTTCTGTGCGTACTGTTTCTGGCTTTCCTGAAGCTTCTCGATCTGTTCGTCGATTCGGACGTTGTTGTTGGCTTCTCCGATTCTCTGATTGACTGCTGCCAATTCCTGTTTTTTGTCGGATAACTGCTCTGAAAGCTGTTTCTTCGCTTCTTCTCCATTGTCCAGAGAATTAAGCTCCTGCTGTTTCTCTTTGATTGATGCAAGAATCTGCTGATATTCGGCATTTCCTGAGAAGTCTGGTTCTGTCGGTATGGCTTCCAGATTCTTGTTTTCTGCATCCAGAGAAGTTTTGATCTGTTCTAATTCCCCTGTCAGCTTGGAAATCTCGGATGTAAGAGTTTCTTCCTGCTTATGCGCTTCTTTCATATCGACAGACGCTTTGTTTCCAGCCTGAATAACTTCATCAAGTTTGCGTTTCTTGTCCTGTTCCCATTCTTCCTTAGCCTTTAACTGCTGATTGATTCTTTCCTGCTTTTTCTGTTCAAATCTGCTCTTTAACTGCTCAATCTGCTCTGGCGGAAGATTCTGACCGCAAGTCGGGCAAATGGTCTCTGCATCCTTGAATGTCTCAGATTCAATGTTGTCCAGAGCTGTGTTGTCCCATTCTGTATCTTTGATTTTGGGATACTGTGTTCTGGCGTTCTGTAACTTTTCGAGAAGTTCTTTCTTCTGCGCTCTCAGAATTACCAAAGCAGAAGTCTCCCTGTTTAATTCGGCTGCTTTCAGATTTCTTTCTGTCCGCAACTCATTGATTTTAATTTGAATTGCAGTTTTCCTTGTCGAGATTTCTTCATGTGCTTTTGACTCGAAAGAATATTTTCTAACACCTAAATCTGAAAGTTCTGCTCTGAGTTTGCTGCTACGCTCGTTTCCTGACTGTGCAATCTGCGTTTCAAGGTCAGAAATCTGTTCCTGCAAGGCATTCTTCTGCAATTCCAATTCAGCGGTATCAGCATCAACTTTCGACTGCTCCATGCCGATAATCTGGTTTGGAATGGCTTTTAGTTGTTCTTCTGCCTTTTTCAGTGTTGCACTGTTCATGGCTTTGATTTCGTCTGCCTTGTAGGTTTCCAGAAGTGGTACCAACTCGGCACAATCTGGAACCGTCTTGGCAATCTCTAAATCTGATTTCCCGGCACCGTCTGACATGGAAAACAGAATCTTTCTGGCATCTGTATCTTTCAGATATGTGAAGATTTCCATGTGAGACAGCATAAGGAAATTATCAAAGTCAAACCCCCGTTCTTTCAAATCAGCTTTAAAATCTCTTTCAGCTTTCGGAACGCCGTTGATTTCGTACTTGTTTGATAATGCAACCTTTCCCGGTTTTCCGTCCTTTGGCTTACTTTCTGTGCGTTTCTGGAACTTCGCTACGCTTACTGGCTTTCCATCAATTACAAGGCCAATATCAACTCTTGGCAGACATTCTCTGCCATCATCCGGTCTGATATCCGGGTTGCTCTTTAAACTGTAGTCTTTGTCGCAAAACTCCCACATATGAGCGTCTGCCAGTGTGGTTTTTCCGCATCCGTTCTTCCCGGAAACGACTGTTCTGTGTCCGAACTCTATTTTCTTTTCTGACTGGCCTTTAAAATCGGTCAATCTAATTTCTCTTACTTCGATTTTCTTCATATTACAAAATCTCCAATCTTTTTACTGATACCTCCAACGCGGTTACCCATGATTGACTCTGATCAGACCACAGTTCCCGGCTTTGGAATCTTCCGCAGAGTTTGATTTTTGCTCCCTTTTTCAGATTTTCTACGGCATCTGCGTTTTCCTCCCAGCATAAACAACTGATTGCATCTGATCTGGTATATCCGGCTTTCTTCTTTCTGTTTACTGCCAGAAGTATTCTTGCCAGCTTCCTGTAGTTGTTCGCGCCAATCATCTTTATTGTCGGCTTTTTAATCAGATATCCAGTCAGATAAACTTCGTTCGCATCGTGTTCTTCCAGTCTTTCAAGATACTGAATGTCCATTGCTCTTACATACGCTGTAAGGCTTTTCTTTCCATCTTCTCGGACTGTACGGCTTCGCATTTCACCATATACACTAGCAATCAGCTCTGTTTCTCTTGAAATCATGTGCTCTGGTGCAATAATTGGAAGAATGTCATAGGATGCATTCTTTCTGAATATTGTCATTCTTCCCTCGTACATCTTGGTTCCACCGTATTCTTCATGTGAGAATACGAACCCTGCCGGAATGTCACCTGATAAAAGCACCTGGTTCTCATCTCGCATCTTCATTTCCTAAATCACCTTCTTCATTCAACAGCAATAATGTCTCCACAAGAACTGCTGCCTGCTTCAAAATAATGTTACTGAGTTTCTTGTTTCTCGCTTCGAGTTTTGCGTTTTCTGCTTCCAGATCACAAATAATCTCGCTTGCAAGTGGTTTCTGTTCGTTGGATGTGTGTGTTTTAGACATAAAAATGCCCTCCTAATTATTTATTTGATAAATACAGGAAGGTGTGTTATACTTGTCCTGTATTTAACTTAGCCAAATTAAGTTAGATACGCGGCTCCATGTGGTATTTCCGGTACCCATGGAGCCAACTTTTAATCTGAGTCGAGACCTAACATGGCGATACATATTTTCTTGTCGATGATTATGCTCTCGCCAGAGTTGAGGTATGCTTTGAACGCCTTTAGTCTGCCAACTAATTCGGCGTATTCCTCGGCTACGGTCTCTGCTCTGAAATCCATCTTATTTTCTTTCTTCATTGCAATCTCCCTCACAATACGGGCATTTGTTGTCCATCAAAATTTTGTTCAAATGGTCAGTTACTTTCTTCACATTTTCTTCCTGCTGACAACCGCCCTCTACAATGCTGTACATATCAAACTCTCTTAAGGATTCTTTCTTATATATGTTGATGTGCAAGCTGCATCCGATCTTGTAGTTTGCGAAATGAAATGCTACCGTTCTGCCGGTTTCTTTCTGAACTCTCCTGCACAACTGGTACAGCTCATCTACGGTCTTATCAAATTCATTTATCTTCATCGAAAAGCCCTCCAAGTAAATCACCAAATAATGTTTTTACAACTTCTTTGATTTTTTCTTTTTGAATAGTTTTAAATTCTTCTTCGTTCATCAGTCCGATTTTGACCGCTTCGTTAATCTCCTGCTTCACAGATTCCTCTGTTTCTTTGCCGTCTTCCATAATGGTTTCTTTGATTCCACGAACGATAACAGCTAAGTCAGCTATTAATTCTGCTTTACTGCCTTTAAGTTTGATTTCTCCCATTTTTGTCTCAATCATCTTTCTTTCCCTCCGATTCTTTTAATTTCATCCGGGTAAATAACCACGAATGATAAGATAAACATTACGATTGCTACTGCAACCGGCTGTGATGCACTGTCAAATCTCCAGAACGGCAGGTACGGTGACATACCGCCGATCAGAGCTGATAGGATTAATGCTTTTACCATTTTTATATCCCTCCGATATGATATTGAGTTTTATTCTGTATCTCCTTATAATGTCCTTACAGGTACCGCCATGCCGGGTAAAATGAAATGAGATAAAATTTTGCAATTATTACCGCATATTGATGGTTTTCATCAACACGGTGAAAAAGTTTCCGAACTGCAAGAATCATAGCAACAATTCCAAGTGTGATTGTGCAAACCAGTCCTGTCTTTCTTCCGCCGCATTTACTGTTCCCGTGCCGTTAAGAAACATAACTGCAAATAACCAACATTGCTGACAGGGGAATGGCGTTTAAAATGTTCGACTTGCATTCTCCTTTTCAATCATCAACAACGGTTAAATCTTCTTTTACTGCAAATGGTTCAGTGACAAACACGCCAGATTCTTGAATAACGACATCAATCTCAACATGGTGTTCATTCACAAACTTTAATAAAAGCGTCGGTTCTTCTTGACTTCCACTTGTGCCTGCTGATATATCGACAAGTTTAAAGCCGATAATAGAATGAAAAATTTCATCATTGTCACCAGGTATGTGTAATCGGCTATCAATATTTTTCATTTGTTTTCCTCCTACTCAGCTAATCTTCCCTGTGCATTGCAGTCTCGAATCATAATCTTTGTATTTGCACATGGCGTCCATTCCTTGATATATTCAACTGCTTCCTGATACCTCAGTTTTGGAATGTTATTCCGGGCATTTACATCAAAGTAAGTTTTGACATCCCGGTTGCATTCTGCAAATACTTTCTTGCCGATCTCGTCGTAAGCATTGGATTTCTTGCCACCTAGCACTTCGATTACTACTCTGGAAACTAAATCTCCAAGATATTTCTGCTGCCCGTAGTCGATGGTCATTGTGTTCTCAAGTTTCTCGATTCGTTCCTCATGGTCTTGATTGCCCTGAGCCAGTAACTGAATCTGTTCTGCTACGGTCATCGGTTTCTGGTATGAACCCGTCTTGCGGATTGCCGGGAGAACTTCGTCCATAACCCATGACTCGAATTTCTCCGCTGACGGAAGTTTTGATTTCATAATCAGGCGGTACAAATCTCCCTCATTTATGTATGACATTGACTGAACGCCACTAGATGTAGGGGTGTCACGTTTCGTTACTCCCTTGCAATGGTCAAGAATGGCTTTTCTCGGATTGCTGTATCCAAGTGCTTTCGCAACATCTGTTCCAACAAAATACGGTTTCCCGTCAATTTCTATTGTTCGGATTTCTCCGAACTCTTCTGAGTTAAAAATCTGTAAGCTGTTCATTTGTCTCCTTTCGTGTAATATATTTAAGTCGCAATAATGCGACTATGATGTAAAAAAAATATCTATAGCTTCCTCTTTGCTTAAAGGAACTGCATTTACGATTCCGTGGATTTCTCCGATTGTAAATTTCTCTCCGCCATCTTTTAGTTTTCTGTAGAATGTGCTTCTGTCCATTCCAATTGCATTTGCAACAGCTTCCTGAGTGTTTCCACGTTCAACGATTTTTCCTTTAAGTCTAGCTATATTAACAACCATTCGCGTTCCTCCTTTCCAGTAGCATTAATGCAACTTTGTGATTATATATTACGCCAAAGTGTCGCATATGTCAATATATAAAATCGCATTTTTGCAATTATTTTTGTTGCATTTTTGCATCATTAGTGTTATTATGTATTCAGAAAGGAGGTGTGAAAAATGTCGGAAACTGGCGAACGAATAAAAGAAAGAAGAAAACAACTTAATATGAGTGCTGATGAGTTAGCAGAAAAATTGGGAGTGTCAAGGTCTACTATATTCAGATATGAAAAAGGCGATATTGATAAAGTTCCTGCCGAATATATGAATGTATTATCCAAAGCACTTCGTACTACTCCGGCTTATCTAATGGGTTGGGAAAATAATTTAGAAACAGACACAGATTTTATTCCAAAATTGATGTCAAATTCAAATATCGTTGAACATGTTAAGTTACTAATTGAATTAAGCGAATCTGATCAGAAAAGCGTTTTCGACATGATTGAATTTCTTCACAAAAAAGGCAGGGATTAATTCCCTGTCTTTTTTTCTAATATCCCCATTGACTCTTGAATGAAACAATCATGTTGTACAAGAATTTCATAAATTTTTCACTATCTATCTTTTGCACCATTTCAATAATCTCTTTCTTATAATCCATAAATAGCCCTCCCTGTCACAACTACCACCTACATCACAGTATATGTCCGGCTGTGGGAAATAGAACCGAACATAAGTTCGTTTTCAACATTATACCATCAATATTTCCCCGTGGCAACTGCCAAATATACACATGGACTTTTGTTATTTCATAGGCAAACTTCTCAATTCCAAAGAAAATTGCGCTTTCACAAATATAACATCTGACATTGCAAATTTCTTTGATCTCGTTCAACTCCTGCATCTGGGCGGAACAAATTTGTTCCGTAACTTCCTTTGTGATCTGCACATCTCTGCGGTGCCGTTCTGCTATATCATGTGACGGTATATGCACCGCACAGAATATTTCGTAAAATATCAGGATGAGTACGACTATCCTGTATCTGTTCTTCTTCATTATTACCAACTCTTTCTAAAAATATATCACGCATTATAGCACAAACTTGTGTGATTTTTCCGGGAAGTGTAAAATCATGGAGTTTTTCTACAAAAATAATCTACTTTTTTAATATTTTACTATGCACAGTTTGTATGAGGTGGTATAATATTATAAAATTTTAACAAGGGAGGGGATTGTATGAGCAAAGGCGAAAAGAAGAAAGATTCAACCCTGAGCGTCATTTCCTGTATTCTGGCAGGTGTGGCATTCATTCTTCCATTGCCAATTATCCTGTCGTTTCCACTGGCTCTGGCAGGAGCAATTGTAGGATTAGTAGATATTGGCACAAAGAAAGAGGAATATAGGCATATTGGCTCATGGTTCGGAATTATTGTCGGAATTATTGAAGTAGTTTTTATTGCAGTGCAGTATATGAGATTTCTTTAGCAGAAAAGAGGGTTTTATGAAAAAGAGAGTTTGCGGAATTATAACGATGTGTGCTTTTTTATGCATTTCGCCTGTCAATGCCAGTGCTACTTCCTTTGACAACATTAATGAAATGCTTAATAAGATCAATGGTGAAGATGGGTTTGTCGAAGCATCTGAATGTGTGATTGACAAAAACACTAAATCCTTGCATCTAAGCATCGTTATAAGTGAGAACGTGCCAGATGATGAAGTTGGCACATTTGCTTCAAAGGTTTCCAGTGTATTGTCGGAAGCATCTCAGCAGGATTGGTATGATTATGATTATGTTACCGATGATTTCTATAAGAGCGGTTATGATGGAGTAGTTCTAACAAACGTTTGGAATTTCAAAAATGATACTCTGGCTTGCTCAATTTGGGATGATTCGCTATCAATCACGCGTCTTTCAGACGGAACTAAATTAAAAGAAGCTGTTTTAAAAGACGTGGAAAGCGAAAATTCTAATTCTCAGGAAAACGATTCTCTTGATAATACCGGCAGGCTAAATCCAGGTGTTTATATTATTGGCGAAGATATTCCTGCCGGAAAGTACACCTTTTCAATAACCGACGGAGCAGGAATTATCAGCGTATATGACAGCTACGATGATTATAAGAATGATGATTACGAACATTCAGAAGAATACCATGTCGCTTCAAAAAAATATAAAGAAAGTCTTGATTCTGACTTAGAAAGCATTAATTCTTTGTATTCCAGTGAAATTGGGAATCTACCGTTAGAGAATGGAATGTGCGTAAAAATAGATACTGTTTCAGTTTTGTATTTAGCGAAATAAACAAGAGGGGCAACCGCCCCTCTTTCTTTTGCCTGTCGTTCTCGCAGGCAGTCTCTCTATCCACACATCCTCCCGGACACAGAAACCATATTTTGCGAATTATGTCAAACTTTAGCGCTTTACACTAACAATTTTAAGTGCTACACTTTGTTTGTGGGACAATAATACCACGAACAGGAAGAAAAATGTGTGTGCTGTCAAAATCATTGCGTATTTTGGCAAAATTGAGACTACGAAAGGAGGGCGCGCATATGAGAATAGCCATATGTGACGATAATCAGCTTGAAGTTGACTTGTTTAAAGAGCACATATCGGGATTCTTGCGGCGCAAAGGAGATTACCGGTATGAAATTAGCGAGTATTCGGCAGGTTATCCGCTTGTTGAAGATGTGAAAGAGGGTAAATGGTACGATGTAATTGTACTGGATATGATTCTGGAAAATGAGAACGGTTTGGAGATTGCGAACCGGCTCCGGGATATTGGATATGATGGAAAGATTATATTCTGGACAGCCGACGATTCTCATCTGCAAGAAGCGTTTGACGTCGGCGCTATGCAGTATGCGGTCAAGGGCAAGGAATACGGCAGAATATACCGGGCTATTGACGAGATTCTGTCACAGATGAGGGATGAAACATTGACGTTCAAATTCCGTAGGCAGATAAACCGGCTCAAATACGATGAAATTGAGTACGTCGAAAGTCAGGCAAGAGTTTGCCATATTTTCGCTACAAATAACCGATGTTTCGTGACCACTTGCAAGCTGAACGATCTGGAAGAAAAGCTGTCTGATAAGCGATTCTTACGTTGCCATCAGAGTTATCTGGTGAACATGGATCATATTCAGTCGGCAGGTGATAATTTCGTCATGGATTCTGGGGACATTGTCCAGATAAGACAGAATGGGTCAAAAGAAATCAAAGAAAAATATGAAAATTACATAAGTTGACAGTGAAGAATGACCGCCAACCCGGGAAGGAGTAATTGGCGGTCATTCTCATTGTTAACACTTAATAAATAAAAGGTTTGCAATACGAACTACTATATCAAACACATTTTATTATAGCATTATAAAAGTCATATTACAACTGTCATTTAGAAATTTCTGTGATTCTGGTAAACGTTCCCTTTGGAACAAATTCAAAAACAAACCCTTCTGTCGGATGCGGGATGCGGATGAAGTACCATTTCAGCCCTGAACTGTCGGTTTCCGTGTACTTCATCACCTCTACAACTGCACCTTTTTTCAGTTTTGGGAACAGTTTAGATGGGCTGTTTTTGTTTGATTTTGTATAACATTTTGTGCCTTTTTTAATCTGCGCAATGTAGGCTCTAGTGTTCTGTTTTTTGACTGTATCTGAGTCTGAAACTGACGTTGTATTTTTAACTAAACTGTAATTTGGAGTGCAGAATTTTGTTCCGGGAAGGTTGCTGTTGTAGTAACTTTTCTGGCATACACCACCACCATTTGCGATAATTGTAGAGCCACCAGAAGTATTTCCTTCGACTGTCCAGAACCGATCTCCTGACACTTTTATTACGATTCCAGTATGCGTAAATTCTCCGTTTCTGTAGAAAATAACAATGTCTCCGACTTTTGGATTGCCGTTCAGAGTAAACAAATCCGCCATTGTCGGGCAATAAACGTATGGCCAGTGTTTCAAAAGTTTCTTCGCTGTGTCTAAGCCGAATGCTTTCATCATGCACCACGAAACAAATGCAGCACACCATGGCTGTCCTTGATAATCCGGCTTAATATCACGCCAATATTTCGTATAATTATTTTCTCCGGCATTTGCTGTCTTACTATCAAGCTGACTATTACTTGCCTTTTCAAGATATCCGGTTTCATTCTTTGCGATCTGGATTAATTTATCAATTGCGTTCATGTCTGTCTCCTCACTTTCTGGAAAATATGTCTTTAATGCGCCATAAACAAATCTCTGCCTGCTCTCATATGCCCCGACTTGATTCCCTGTGTCCGTCTGACAAGCTGCATAGAGATTATCGAGCGTATATGGCTTCTGAGTCTTTGCCAGAATCCTCGTTACTGCTCCCTGTCCGCCTTGGTGTCTAAAGTTCACACACATAGCTTGCGCTCTAGCGTCCGTAACGCCCTGTTTAATGGCTTCGTCTGCATAGATGGCTAATTGTTCATCCATAAGGCTATCTTGGCATTTAACGCCCAAATCGGACGAAATAAGGGCAACTATAGTGTCGGCAAGTTGTGATAGTCTGGAAATATTGAAGCATTCCCAATTAGCGGTCTGAACTTGTTCCAAAAGTCTGACTTCGTCTATCTTCTCCCACTGTTCCGGGTCGGCATCGTAAATTCGTTCCAAAAGTGCCTTGGCTTCGGTTCCGTACCACGCTCCTGCACCGATTGTAATTGCGTGTTCATCTGAGTTATTCGTATAGGCTTCCGTGAAGTCCGAATAATCCTGTTGTCCGTAAACCTGTCCGCCAGTTTCGACCGCATAAATAATCTTCCTGAGAACTGTTTTCTGTTCGTTTGTCATATCGCGTTGCTCCTTTCTGTTAAATATGCCTTGTAAGCTCCGTATTTGCCACTAAAATCAATTTTTATATGTTATTCTAGGATTTTATCGAATCGCACATAAAATCGCTATATGAGTCAAATACAAGGTTGCTAATAAAAATGGTTTGCCTTGGGCTGAAACGAGTTAAGAATGTCAGGGTCGAATAGTGCTTATTCGACGATTAATATATATCTCGTATATATATTAATTATATTCTTATTCTATTTCTTATTCTTATTCTATCGCGTTACATTGCGTTACTGGTAACGTTATTGTAACGTTACATTGAGATATTATGTAAACGAAAATTGCTCTTTGACAGAATATTTATTTCTGGATTTTATTATTTTCTCAGATGATTGATTTATTCTGAAAACAAGTAAAATTTACGTTTACAAATTATTCATTTTTTATTTTTAATATAGTTACATTTTAGTACGTTCGGGACTGAGATTTTGAGATTATTTTGGCGAATAAGGGCTTATTTCATATTTTCGAAAAATCATGCTCTTATTTGCAATTTTAAGCTTCTTATTTGCTGAAATTAATATCTAAATAAGCAAAAAGAGCCGAGGGATTGAGTCCATTTCAGATTGACTCGTTCCGCTCGACTCCGAATTCTTTTAAGAATCAGATGCGAATTTTTATGGGTTTATTACAGCATATTTGGGGTGAAAACTCAATGATTTTAGTTATTTCCATCTATCAGGAAGAGATGAATAAAACGGCAATTTTTCGCATTTGTAATAGCATCGACCAGTCCTTTGTGTGTTAGTTAATGTAGGAAATTTTGCATAGAAATTAGGAGCCTGAGTCAGCTCAGTGCATCCAGAAAAAACACTGTTAAATCCCCATGCATTTTCACTTGAAAGGGGATCGGCATTCTTGAAGAAATCTTCTCCCACTTTAGTTAGGCTTGAACATCCTGTGAAAATTCCGTGCATAACAATCATTTTCTGCTTTGACAAAAAACCGTCGCCTGCTGTTTTTAAGCCAGTACAATCTTCAAAACAAGATGTCGCGCCATTCAGTTCTTCACACTTTGAAAAAAGTTTTCCCGGAATTATTTCTATTCCTGATTCTCTAAAAGTCCATGTTGCAGTTTGTAATTTAGGAGTATAATCAAACAATTTTTCAGATATGGTTTTCAACTTAGGCGTATCCATAAAAGTTTGAAGAGCGCCTGTCGCGTCTCCACAATTTTTAAATAAATCTTCTGGAACGCTTTCGAGATTTTCGCATTCATAAAACTTATACGCTAAGAGTTTACTTGAGCTTCTAGGAAGTGGGGACAAAACTTTTGTAAGTGCTAATGCTCCAAAGGTAGTGCTAATCCAGTTATATCCAAACTGAACCTCTAAGTTTGTTCCGTATATCTCTGTTATATGTCTACCGTCACTTATAGGAATATGGGTAATGTAATTATCTTTGTTGCTTAATTTGGCATTTTCATATTCATTGGAAAATGTTTCTTTCTTGCCGTCGCCCCAATCAATAGAAATGTTTGTCCCTTTAATTCCAAAAATAATCGTGCCCTCATATTCAAATTTGAAATAATCCTGAGCTCCCGATTTCTTCCACAACAATGTATCGCCACCCCATATCTCACTCGTTTCCTTGCCTTTGACAGGAAACCCAGTGATTTCCTGTCTGTTCAAAAATGCCTTATATATCATCCTATCATTTCTCCTCAAATGTGAAATACAATGTATCTGCTCGGTCAGTTCCTGCGGCTACAAGAGCGTCGTAATCAGCTTTTTTTATTCGCTTTACACACCTTAATTGTGCCTTTTTTAATTGCTCAGAAGCGCTTCCAGAACCGCCAGAACCATCCGTAAAATCGTAAATCATTGCCGGTGAAAATTCAGAATCCGAACCGTCCGTAAATTCCGCATAGCTGATTGTCGGCATTTCTGATCGGGTGCGGTTGACGGTTGCGGATATCTCAGGCGTGTCTTTTCCAAGTTGTCGGCTATTGCTGTTGAACGGTGCATTATTGGCAGAATAGGTGTCAATCATGTCTGTAGCGCCGATTTTGAGTGTCCTGCTCATGATGTATGAATGAACGTACCATTGCAGTTCTGTAGGCTCCTGATTGTCGTGCTGAATCTGCTTTTTATAGTAGAGTTCGACTGCCTGTCCAACCATGTTCAGTGGGTTTCCCTGAACCTCGGCGGTATATCCCTGCGCACGATAATATTTCCGCAAATCTTGATTTACGAATACGCCATAGCAAATCTTCATAATTGGTTCAGACCTTGAAATACCGCCATATTCGTCAGCGTTCCAAACGTAATTCAGCCAGTCTTCATTTCCTACAAAGAAGCTATTTCTATTGTAATAAACGTTGTTATCATACGCTTCTTGCGCTGTATAGTCGCCTTGTGTAAAGCCAAAGGCTCTATTCGGGTCAGGGTCACAAAATATAATATTTGGGAACCAGATTCTGCCCTCTTTTGCGGTAAAACTTTTAAATGTATCGAGGTGAATTTCTTCGTTGTTGTAGTATTTATAAATGTTCTGATTACCGGTGGTCTGCCCGTATCTGTAACTGTTCTGGCGAAGTTTCAGATACTCAAACTTGCCATCCCTGTTCATCCATCCAAAACGGTCATTCTGCAAGCATAAATCTTTCAGAATATTTACTACGTTCATTTCATTTGAGTTATTTGTATCAGGGACATAGGTGTCGTCCCAATGTAACTTTGTACTGACTTGTTCAAGCCCTAAAAACTCAAATAATTTATCTCTGAATTGCTTTTGGGTCAGCTTTTTCTTCTTATCAGTCGTCTGGTTCTTATACCACCTTGCAATGTCAGTATTTCGTAATTTATACAGATAATCATATGCAATAAAATTACGCGTCAGGGAATTTGCTTTCCGCTCTGCACTGTCGATTTCACCTGTGAAAATTTTGATTTTTGTTTTTTTTCGCTCAATGTAGACTTCGATTTTTCCAGAGGGATAAAATTCTTCCGAAGTACCATTGAACTGATCGTGATGAGCCTGAAATGTTATCTGATTGCAGACGCAACCGCCGAAAATGAAATAGCTTTCAGAACAAATAGACTCCTGCAAAGTAAGTGTATTCTGGTCGATATTTTCATTTGTAAGGTCAGCAAATTCACCGTTAATCCAGTGTACTGTTACATTTATTGGCTCGGTTTTTTCTTCTTCGATTTCACCAGAACCACCGCCAGAGTCACCACTTGAACTGTCGTCAAATGGGTTTTTTCCATCGTTTGTGACTTTAATTTGAAAGCTATCAGAACCGACAAATTTGGAAACACCGTTGGTTGTTGTATTATAAGAAACCGTGATAGTCTTGGAACCTGCGGTGGAACTATCGAAGCCAGAAATATCATAATCTGTGATTTCTTTCTCGGTTCCATCCTGTCTTACTTCTGCGACAGTCAGCCCAGACGGGTCGAATGCTTCTCCGATTTTATAGTAGACCTTGGACGGAAAACTTGTGATTCGGATTCCGGTAGTATCTGCCACGACTTCTACAGTGAATGTTGCTGTGAATGTCTGATATGTGATCGTGATAGTTTTTTCGCCTGTTTCAGTGCTGTCTAAGTCTGACACCGTATATCCATCTGTCAGAACCTCTTTTGAGCCGTCTGTCCAGACTGCAGAAATTACCATTCCGGTTGTGTCTAAGGCATCACCTTTGTGATATTCTAGTTTGGTTGGCGGTGTGGTGACTTCGATTTTAGATATAGAAATAACCGTTATATCAAATGTAGCTGTCTGACTACCACATGTTACAGTAACAGTCTTAGTTCCGGCAGTTGACATATCCGGCAAAGAAAGCGTATAATTTGTCGTTTCCTGCACTGTTCCGTCATCATAAGTTACTGTCACAATTAAGCCAGAGCTATCAAAAGATTCTCCATCTTTGTATTTCAATTTATCTGGTAATGATGTCAATTCTATTTTAACAACTTCCTTGGCTATCCATTCCACCGTCGCATTTGAAGCCGCCCATGGAGAACCAGAAATAGCATCTTTTTTCTGATTAATTTGAATTATAGTCGAAGGGGAGCCAATAGAAGCAAAGCAACCCGGTCCGATTGTTTTTACATTCTTCCCGATATACACCATTTTTAAATTGGAGCATCCCTGAAATACAACATTTTCAAGTTCTTCAATTTCCAAATCATCAGAAATTGTAAAAGTCTCAAATCCGCAACCGCTAAAACAACTATTTGGAATCTTTTTTATATTTTTAGATAATGTTATATTCTTTAAAGATGTGCATCCAGAAAAAGAATTTTGCCCTAATTCTAAAACACTGTCAGGAAGAATAACGTTTTCAATAGCGCAATTAGAAAAACAATTTGCCGGAATATTTGCGACTCCATTGTCTATAGTTATATTTGATAAATTAGAACATCCTTGAAATTGACCAGTGCTATCAAACTTTACCCCTCCATTTAAAGTAACAGTCTCTATGTCTGTTTTTCCATAAAATGCGCTAATGCCTATTGTGCCTCCGCGAATGGTCATATTTTTTGCAGAAATGCCAATTATTCCATTCTCACCACTATGCAGAAAAGGCGCGCCTTCTCCACCTATTACCAAATTTTCAAGAGTATTTCCTTGAAAACTATATGGCATATTTTTTAATGTAGACGGAAGAATTAAATCCGTAATCAATGGGCACCCAATAAACGATCCGCCATCTATCGTTTCAAGTCCCTCGTTAAATATTATTGTTTCCAAACTGGGAAGTGATCCAAAACATCCACCATTTATTCTCTTTAGAGATTCTGGAAATGTAAGTTTGTTTATTTTAGGAGAATTATAAAAATTTCCTCCTTCAATTTCAACTAAAGTGTCTGGAAATAAAATTTCTTCGAGATTTTCATTTCCGCTAAAGCATCCGCTCGGGATTTTAGTAATGCCGTATCCGATATTTAATGATTTTATACGAGAACTTATTGAATTTGGGGTATTATCAATATTATATAAACTTAAAAATTCTCCTATGCCCGATATATTCATAATCCCTGTGTCAAGATTAAGTGTAATTGTTACATCTTCTAAATTTGGAGTACCTGCCTGAACATTATATGAATCCAATACTATAACGGAAATTTCTGCGGTTAATCCCAAATATTCGACCTTTGCTTTTTTTTCTCCCGCTTCAGATGTGTCTATTTGAGATACCGTATAGCCATCTGTTATTGTTTCTACTGTTTCATCATCATAAGTTACTTTTATACTTTTTACTCTTACATTGCTTGTATCTCCAACAAAATAGCATGTATTAGAGTAACTTTTTGCCACAATGCTTACAGGTGTAGCCATAGTTTTCCTCCCGTCTATAAAATAAAAGAGCACATGAGCTGTGACACCCATGCACTCTGGTTGTTAGTATTCAATCAGTGCGATTCTGATTTTGTTATACAAAATGTTATTTCCTACAACTCTGATAGGTTTATACTCAATATCAGGCATATAAAAAACACCTGTTTTATAGGTGTTTTCTTCATCGTCCCAGTATGTAACTTTGTATTTCCGCTGCGCCTTGTTGACTAAGCCTGATTTGAAAACAGACTGCATTTTAATTTTATCTGGCAACCACATAGGGCGCGTGTTGAAGTCTATTTTTGTCTTGAAATTCGGGCTTGTGTCCCTATGCAAGAGATTATTCAAGTCCCTGTATGCTTCTATCTCTGTTCTCTGGTTTGGAGTTGCAGAATAATCATCGTAGGCTAAGAATTTGTTCGGGAGAACGCTTCCCCCGAACTTTAAAAAATAACCTTGGAAACTACTTCCTGCAATAAAGTCACTCATTCTATCACCTACCCTTCAAACAGTCCGTAGCCATTACGGTTTCTGAACTGCTGATTTTCTTCTTTCAGATACCCAATCAGATGCCCGTCTGCATATATTGCCATACCGTTCAGAGCGTTTTTGACCGCCTGCCCGATCATCTGATTATTGTCAAACGTGTTACTGCTGATTGCCATGATTTCTTTTCGCATATCATCCACAAAATCATCTGTATCAACTGACATTCTGCTCTTTATTTCCTGATAGGATGCACTCTTTGTGATAATGTCTGCGGTTGGTGTATTAATTTTTTGCACTTCGGCGCTTATATCATTGATGGTGGATTCAACTTTCGGAAGCATATTCTGCATACCGAGTTGGAATCCCTCAACGGTAAATCCACCGAGTTCCATCATTACCTGCGACGGGCTATGAATCTTAAGAACTTTGCGGAACGTATTTGATATATTTTGTGCGATTTTTTGCACATTTGCATAAAGCTGTTGTGCCGCGCCTACAATTCCATTATTTAAGCCAATAATAGAGTTCCAACCGATATTATACAGGTTTCCAATGGAATTGCTGATTCTGCTTCGGATTCTTCCGAACCATGTGAACGACGCAGAAAAGCCCGGCTCTAATCCGTTTCGGAATCCTTGACCGCAGTACTCTGCAAGCTGCTTGAACCATCTGGACGGAGAATGGGAGTCTACTGCTTCCTGTGCAGGGGCTTTTACGCTGTTATTCATTAGATCAAGAATCGAAGTCTTTGTGCTTTCTTTCTTCCCGTTAATTCCAGTCTGTAATCCCTCTGCAATGTTGCTTCCAAGGGTTTTGCCGCTTGATTTCGCAGTTTCTTCTGCACCTTTCGCAGATGATTGAATTGTTGAGTTAAGCTTTTCAGTGACTTTACTGCCGTTTTGCTCAATCCCACTACCTACGGCAAGAATCTGATTCTTTCCGAGTTCTGTGACTAATTCAAAACCAGAATTGTTATCCAGAACGCCGTTGATTGCCCCCTGTAAAGTTGAATCCATTGTACTTTGTAGAGTGCTTTCATAATCAGAAATACCTTTTCCAAACTGCACCATCTGTCCGTTTGCTAAAGTATAGTAGCCGTTATCATCCGGTTCTAATCCCTTTGAAATTTCCTGATAAATCTGTAATGCTTTTTCTCCGAGAATCTGTTTTCCATTTTCCCAGATGCCGCCCATCTCATCAATTGCGTTTGCCGTATCTGTTACCAGAGTTGCAAAGTCAACGGTCTGGATAAGCGTCTGGAATCCTGTAAGCTGTTCTGAGATATCCTCAAACGACACATTGTTAATCCGATCAGCCATATTTGAAAACTGATTAGAGGATGTTTCCGCTGTATCTCCAAGGTCTTTGACTGGTTTGTTTACTCCTGCTATCGCATTCTCGAAGTCCTCTGATGAAACTCCAAGATTATTGAGTTTGAGTTCAAGTTCAAACAACGCCTGTTCTGTGCTATATCCGTTATCTTTCAATTCGGAAAGGAATGTTAATAAAGGATATGCTTGTTCGCCTGAAATCTGGCTTGCGTGAACCAAACCTAGAATAGCATCTTCATATTCCTGAAATACCTTTAAATCATCCTCTGTAAGTTTATTACCGACTCCGAATATATCTTTCATCCATTCGTTGATAGCACCGGTAAAATCTCCTTTTTGATATCCGAATACATTATCTTCCAAAAACTCTCCAAAAGTTTTATCTTCGCCGCCGAACAGATTAACACTTATCCACTTTCCGAGGTTGAAACCTGCCATTGCAGTTCCTAAGACAACCATGCTGTCTGCGAATCCTGCCGCAAGCGTAGAACCAAGTCCAGAGCCAAAGAATGTCTGCAATGCACCACTGGCTGTGGAAAGAACCGTTCCTAACCCACCGAAGATTGTTCTGAGTGCGCTGATAGAACTGACTACATTGTATATATTTCGGGCAAACTTAATGCTTCCCCTTATAATAAAAAACCGTGCTAGAGCTTCGCCAAGAGCTTCTATCTGCTTATCGTCAAGCTTTCCTAAGGCTTTTGCGAAAGCATCTAAGACGCTTACTAATGTATTAATCAGTGGGGCACCAATATCGTTCAGCATTATATCGAAAAAGCTGATAAATCCATCTGCGAATCCTTCAGCAAATGGCTGGAATACATCCCATACATCGCCGATTGTTTTTATTAACGAATCCCAATCAATGTTTTTGATGAAATTCACAATTACGTCTTTGAGATTCCCGATTCTTGTCCATAACCCGTCCCAATCAACATCAATTACTCCAAATTTATCAAGTGCAGCAACGGTAAGGCCTAATCCTACCGCTATCGAAGCATATGGATGCGTTGCTAACATGGTGATTCCTTTGCCTATCGCTCCATCTTTACCGAAAATACTTCCAAACCATGTAAGCCCTTTAAATGCTACAAAAGCTGTCAGGAGCTGTCCGAGGAAATATCCGATAGACTGTGCTTGCTTCGGTGAGAATGCTGCGATAAACTCTTTGAACCTGTCAATCAGATCAGGAAGTTTATTAACTCCATCTGCCGCCTTGTCAAAGAAATCATCGAAGAAATCAAGTAAGCCAGTTCCGACATTCTCAGCAAATGGCTCTAATACACCCCATAACTGTACAAGGGAAGCATTGATTTTGTCCCAGTTGATTTTCACAAGAAAATCGTTAAAAGCATTGATTAGTCGTGGTAATCCTTTTTCCCCAAGCGTCCACTTGCCAAGCGGAACTAAAAAATGATTCCAGAAATCTTTTAATGCTGTCCATGTGAAATCTCTGAGCTGCTTCAATCCATTGTTCCAAAGATTTTTCAGTGCTTTTGTGGTAGGTTCTGCGGCTTTTGCAAGTTTCTTAAATGTGTCTGTGACCTTATTAGCGAACGCCATAGCCTTGTTTTCCATGGAGTTGTAGGCAGCATCCCATTTCTTCTGGTATTCGTTCAAAAGTTTATCCAGTGCATCGTTGAGGATTCCTGCATCAATTGCAGATGTGTCAATTTTTGGCGTTTTAATTTTAGAATTTGCAAGGTCTGACAGAGAACTATCGTCTTTGCTCATAATTTCAAGTTCATCATAGGATGCGAGGAACTGTTTTAATTTTTTTGCGCTCTTGGTTGCATTTTTCAGATTATTGTCTGTATCTTTTGTAGCATCATTTACGTCCGAAATTCCAGAATCGTCTATGGAATCAAGTGCATTCGAGAGATTTTCACTTCCACCACCGATAGAACCGAACATTTTTCCGATTTTGGTATCAACTCCAAGAAGCGAACCAATGTATGTCAAAAGTCTCTGGAATGCGATCACAAGACCATTGATGTATGGAAGCACTGCCGCAACTACAGGCATAAAGATGTTACCTAATGCTCTGGCACAGGATACTAAGTTTGCACGAAGTATACGTAACTGGTTGGCTGGCATATTTATCGTATTTGCCATATCCGCCCATGCGTACCGGGTGGAATCCAGTATTACTATCGTTCTCAGCATTGCCTTACTTGCCTGGTCCATATTAGAAACAGACGTTTGTATACCAAGATTTGCCGCATATTGCTGTAAGTTTGCCACACGAATGTTTGCACCATATTTGTCTACAGCACGGCTCATACCTACTAATCCAGAGGATAAGTTCTCATAAACTGTGCTAAAATCAAGATTCTTAACAGATGCAAGGTCAGCACCGATCATAGTCAGTGCATTCGACAGTTTTAATGCCTGTTCAGAAGTTGTTCCCATGGAGGACGACAACTGTGCAAACTGGCCTTGATAATTCAAGAGCATGGACGGGTCCATACCGAGTGATTTACCTGATTTATTTGCGGTCAAAATCGCATTATCGGAAACATCGAACCCAGACATTTTGGATGTAAGTTCTCTAGCTCTATTACTAAATGAATTTGCATAAGCTTCCGCAGAATCATAGCCTGCCTCTGACCAAGTTTCTCCTGCTTTATCTGCTACCTGACGAAACGCCGCTTGAAAGTAGTTGTAATCTTCGAGAAAATTCATGGAACTTTCAATTGCGCTTCCAAATTTTCCAACAACAAATTTCAACGTCCAGAATTTTGCCACCAGAGACATGATGCTAGGCAAACTTTTCTTTGCCTTGCTTCCTACACTTCCAACGGCGTTTGCAAGTTTTCTGACCTTTCCTGTCGAAGTGGCCGCACCCTGTCCCAATCCTGAAAATGCACTTGCAGTAGACCTTGCCGCTCTACCGGCATTCGCCCCAGAATTTGCCAACTGAGCAACAGCCTGAGTCATTTGAATTGTACTGCTACTGATTCTAGGAGCGGTACTCATCGTCTGGAAGAATGATTTTAGGCTATTTGCCAGATCATTAAGCTGAGTTGCTGTCTTTCCGGTTTTATCTCCTGCATTTGCCAACTGAGATATTGACTGAACAAATGTATTAATTGGCTGAGAAATATTACCTATTCCAGAGAATGAAACTATGATTTTTCTAAGTTCTTCACCAAGATTTGGAAGTTTTGATGTAACTGCATCAATAGAGCTGCCTGCATTCGCCAATCTTGCCAACGAAGAAATAAACCGGTTCACGTTGTTTGATACGTCTGGAATACTGCCAAGCGTGGATAGCTCAGAAATCATGCTCTGAATCTTTCCAGACACATCACCTGTGGAATTTAATGTTTCGTTCAATCTGCGGATTGCATTTACGAATGAGTTTAATCCGTTGTTTCTCAAGTTCAGGCTACCGAGCGCACTCATGGACTGCGTAAACTGTTGCAATTGACTGTTTATCGTTGATAAATCAAGCCTGTCCAATTTAAGTGCTTGAACAGCAGAGTTGACCGTACCGACGGAAGCTGAAAAGTCTCTGAGATACTTGATGCTCTCAGACATACGACTGCTCAGGCGATTCAGTTTATTGCATAAATCATCAATGGATTTACTTGCATTTGATACGTTACTGCTGACCTCTATCGCAAGGCTATCTATTGTGTTGTCAGGCATATAAGCACCTCCTTTATTTCAAAAAAAATAAAGGGCAAGCAAGACTACTATTCATCCTGCTTGCCCTTTTCATTACCTATTTCAGATATATTTGCATTTGCCTGCCTGATAAGAAGTTCGTAGTAACGTTCTTCTTGTCTTAGTTCTGCTTCTGATTTCTTTGGCATATCTGGATTGTGTTCAACCCAATTATTCTGTTTTTCCTGCGTAATTGGTTTGCTCGGATAGCTAACCTTTCTCGGGAACAATGTACACAAAACACTTGTTTTCACGTACAATCCGGTCAGCCACGACTGATAGTCCATGTTTATCAACTGCGACTGAATTTCTTCGTTCTTTAAGATTCCATATTGTTCTATACGGATTCTCAGGTCCTTAAGAGTGCTCCTAAGAAATTCTTTTTTTGACATCCCAATGCGCACAGCCATTGGATATAATTCATCCCAGATTATTTCACTGTAGCTTTTTTCAGGTGATCTGTTGGCTTCTTCGGCGCTTTCTTCGCTTTCACAGAGTCCATTGCCGCATTCATGTTGTCCATGAAGGTTTCCAGACCGGTTAACTTGAAAAAACCATCTTCCTCCATCTGTTCAATGCACATGGCGAAAAGGCCATAGAAGTTACCCTGCTCATCATCTTTATGTTCGGTCATATACTGTGTTGCAAGTTTTTTGGCGGTATCTAAGTCCGGGACAGTGCCATCACCGTCAGAATGGTTGCCGTGATATTGAAGTAATCCGGCATAGAACGCATTGAGTGCAGTATTTGGAATACTACTCATTCCAGAAACCATTTCCTTAAGACTCCTGTCCGTTCCACCGCTTGTGGAAACCAGCATATTCATTACGGATTTCACACAATCATCAAACAGTGATGCTTCAATTCCATATTCAAGTTTGTAGTCTTTGCCGCCGATTTTTAAAACTTTATACATATTATTTGTCCTCCCAAATGTGTTTAAAGGCCGCTGTCAGTTGGAACTACTGCTTCACTCGGGCCGACATATTCATTGATAGTAAGAGACATTTCAACGGTTAACAGGCCATTCTGATCTCTCGCCGGTTTAGGAATGATTGTCGGTGGCTCGATTTTTGTGAAGAATGCTTTCTTAAGAGACGGGAAATATTCTTCATACCACATAGATTTTCCATCTGTTTTTCCTGTTTTATATTCGCTGATTAAGGTTTCCCATTCAGTGATAGTTTCATCAGTTACATTCACAGTTACGTTGAATGTACCACCTGTAGAACCACGTCCTGCAATAGTTCTTTCGACTTCATCTTCAAGTGCGGAAGCGTCGATTGTCTCCACGTCAATTTTGATTTCATCAGAAGCATTGATTCTGTGAAGAAGTTTAAATGTTGTCGGTTTAGTACCTGCTGTTGTTTCGACTGCATATCCAGTAAGCGAACCAACGGTACTTACGCCTGCTATATTTCCTTTTTCTGCCATATTCGGCTCCTTTCTGCTTTTCAGCTATAAAATCACAATAAAAAAGAGCCACATGGCTCTGATGCGTAACCCTGCATCCGGGAGATAAAAGAATCACCGTCCTTTCTATTCATCTGTGCCTGTTTTCAGTTCTGGAAGCCCTGCTACAGATGTAAGCAAGGATAAAACGCCGGAAAGAACGGACGCGGATACGACCATCTTCCAGTCAACGCTTCCAAGGACTGTTGCGGTTCCGATTGTCGCAACTGCTGTCTGAGCAATTGTCTTAACAGCTCTGATTCCCGCAGCTTTCAGCCATTGTAATTTATCTTTACTCATAGGACACTCTCCTTTCTTTTTGGTATAAAAAATAGAAGCTGTTACACTTCCAATAATTGCCCGGTGTAAATTCTGCTGTACCGGCTTATGATTCGTTTGAAACTCTTTTCGGAGTTTGCGACTTCTTCCGGCCCGTATGTCCGGCGAAAGCCCATCGAAACCATAGCCTGATGACTTTTGCTGTCGATTTCGTATGCAGTCGATAAAGCCTTTGTCCCAGATGCGTAACTTTCCGTTTGAAATGAAAGAACTGTTGCGCATTCGTGACCTTCAAGACTTGTTGACTGCGTGGGATTCCCCATCATGAACAATCTGGCGTATTTTGTTTTACCAGATGCTATTGTCTGGCTTTTTTCCATGGAAAAATTGCCTTTGCCGACTGTTGGTTGAATATCTTTGCTCCACCTAGAAAATACTTCTGATACTGGGTTGTTAATCGTGTCTGGCATTTTATATCACACCGCCTGTTCTAACATATTCTGAGACTGGTATTAAGGAAATCTCTTATTTGAGAATATCCCCATCCGCAGTCAATCAAACCACTAACAAGCATTTCCTTTGACTGGACAGCTTTTAGCTCTTCTTCGGTAAGGAAATCTCTTAGATTGTCTTTAGTAGAAATTTCTTTTTCTTCTCTAAGTTGTTTTGCAGTTTTGCCAAACAATGTACGATATACCATATCTGTGTATGTCGAATATGCATGACCGTGCATTCTCTCGTTTTCTTGAGATTCTTTAAGTGCATTGGTCAACGCTTGTCTTACTGCAATGCCTTTGTCTCGTTCTCTGATTTTTCCTAAAAGAACTTTTTCCATTGCATTGAATTGGCGAATGTATCCTTCTTTGAACTTCATGGCTTTTTCGCCAGTGTATCCCATAACAAGAAGCGTAAATCCATCTCTCGTCATGCAGTACATAGGTTGTTTTTTATTCTGGATGCTTGTGTATGAGGAAAGCACGAAATTGTGCTGTCCGAATTCTTCACTGCATCCTAAATTTCTAATGTCCTGCAATACTCTTTTATGTTCTTTTTCAAAAGTTTCTGCGACATCTAGGCTTGTGACAATGCTCGTTTCTACTTTTTTGATAATCATTGTTTCTACTAACATGCTTACATTCTCCTTTTCTATGTTTTTTTGCATGAAAAAAGCACCCACCGCTCAGGTAGATGCTTTTATATGTTATAGTATATCAAAGACAGAGGTATTATTCAGTATTATCAGGTATTAACTTTCATGATGCAAACACTTCTTTTGCAATTTTTCTGATGCTCTGCATGATTTCTACGCTTGCCTTATATACCGGCATGGTGGCTTCGGTACCGTAAGAGCGTACCCATTCGCCAGAATCGGCAAAATAAACCCACGATTCATTCTTTCCGTTCCCCTGTCCGTATGAACCGATTGTGTAACCGAAATCTTGCCCCTTAGGATGTGGGCTGGTTCCTGCAGGAGTGTTGTAGTAAATGCCAGACCCGAACTCAATGAACAAGAGGTCAGAGCCTTCACACACAAGCGTCGCCTGAGAATAATCGCCAAAGTTATTGATTCTGATATAGGTGTTATGGTTTTTGTCAGAATCGCCTTGTGCCAATGCTATGTTTTCATCTATGACCGGGATTCCAAGTTCTACCAGCCTGCGGACAAACTCTTCATTCTTGCTTGCAAGTGACTTCTGATACGCTCTGAGCTGCTTTATTGTGTCCTGTATAGATTTATGCGACAATTCCATTTTGATAGTCTTATTCGCCATCTGAACCATCTCCTATATACTTGATGCCATATCGTGCCACATTGCCTTTCTGGGTATCGAGAATCTTTTTCAGACGGTAATCTGGCGGTACTGTAGGCTCTCCGTCTTCACCTAAAACAAGTTCGCCTGCACCGGTCAGTTCCGGCTTGCGATCAATCCAGAATACATCGGCGGTCTGTGGCTTGAAGCTGCGGTCGAAGTTTGTGATATACCTGTCGTAGTCCGGGATATAACCGGCGGATAATTCCTCTGGCGTTCCGGCGGTCGCAGATACGGAGAAGTGATATAATTCTGGCTTTTGGTACGTTTTGATTGTGTCTATCCCGTCAAGGTCTTCTGTTGCTCTGGACCAGTATATTGTTTGTTTTTGCCGTTTTAATCCTCTCATGGCATTTCCTCCAAATCGTCTGTATCCACATATTTCCGGCATTTATACTCCAGAATATCTAGCTCTTTGTCTATCTCTTCCCAGGGCTTCGTAGCTAATTGCATATCATAGATTACAGGCCAGAGTTTTGAAATGATCTGAAGCTTCGTCATTTATTCAGTAATTTCCTCCATGCCTGCATCAACGAGAAGCTTTTTTACCTTTTCTTTCAGGAGTCTCGGTGTTCTCTTGTATTCTTCTTTTGCTTCTTCAATTGTTTCTTTGCTTAAGATTTCTGTAACCCATAATTTTGCCATCATTTCTTTATCTCCTTTGCTTAATAACATAATGATTAAATTCCTACGCATAAACCTGTTCACTCATTTCTAACAGGCACTCTTTTAGCATCTCAATCTGTTTTGCCTGCGCTGTGATCTGTTCTGACTGTTCTGCCAGAAGCTGTTCTGTGCTCTTTTTAGTTTCTGGAACATAGTCAAGATACTTTTTTGGCTTCTGCTCAATATCAGGAAGCCGATCTGCAGATGTCACAAATTCATTACAGTCATATTCGTATACTGTTTCTGTGTGGCTCTGTGATTCTTCTGATATATTTCCTTGCTGTATTTCTTCTGTGATTTCTTTTTCGTTTGCACAGATAAATACATAAATTCCGTCTCCGGAATCAAACGTCTTAAGCAATGGCTGTTTCTGTGTAAATTTTACTTTCTTCACGTTTTATCACCCCTTTACATATCTTCATAATCTTCTTTACTTTCCATTTCTTCCGGATGTGCTTACTATTTGTATTCTTCAGGAATCCATAGAAACTACTACATCGTTTTGCCAGTTTAAATGGAATTGGTTTATGTGTCTCATAACATTTTAGGGCCTTTTTATATGCCCTTCTGATTCTACGGAAGTTTCTTCTGCGAACAGTCATTTTATGCTGATATATCCGGTATCCCATCATATCCACGAATGTTCCAGTTATTTTGTAGATACGGAAGGTGTTCTTAATGGTCAGCCCCATATCTTTTGCTTTTCTAATGAACATTTTCATTGCTTTCTTGATGTCTTTCTTATTTGTTCCGGCAAACAGCGTATCATCCATATAAAACGTTTGCTTCTTAACAAGATTAATCCGCTCACTGCATCCATTCCGGTGCTTTCTGGTACGGTACATTCCTTCGGCAACATGATGATACAGGATGCTCATATACAGATTGCAGAGAAACTGGCTAAGATATGAGCCTATACTCAGGCCTTTCTCAAAACTGTAAATCAATTTTCTGATCAATTTAATCAGCAGATCGTTCTTGATGTGGCATTCCAGGAATTGCATAAGCTTATCCCTATCTATGCTCTCATAACATTTCTTTACGTCTGCCTGAGCAACGAATGTGAGCTTATGGTTTCTCAACCATCTTCTTACGTCCCTTGCACCTTTTAGAGTCCCACGCCCTTTGATGGAAGCGTACTGATGCTCTCCAATGCGTTTCAGAATAGGCTGCAATGCTATAACTGCTATGTAATCATACAACTGATGCTTTATATTCTGGATTCCGATTCTACGGATTTTCCCGGACGATGGGTCTACTTTTTCCCGGTACCATACCGGAGGGAATTTAATGTCCCAGTTAATGATTTCATTCTGGATATCATCAATCACTGCTTCCACCAGAAAACGAATGGCATTCTTTCCGTTTCTTCTGAAAATGCATTAAATTTGATTAACATCCAAAGTCGTATATGTACTAAGTAATCTCAGTACATCATTTCTTTTGTACTTTTTCTTCAGACATTTATATACCGCTGTGCTGATTAATCCGCGGTCTGTTATATCAATGGCCTTGCAATATCTTTTCATTCGATTATTTTAAAGAGGGTTTCCGGTTTTTCTACTAGCCCCGAATACAGTCTCATACACTGTATTCCTTACTTGCCGTCCCCGGCTTTCAGCTGGCCTTTCTTGCTTATTTTAACGCTTATGCGTAAAGAACCTTTCGGCTACACCCTTTTCAGGTGTGAAACATGATGCAAATAATACTGGTTTTGATATAAATAATATCAGGAGCCGTAGTTCCACCTGTCATTCCAGAGCCCGTTCCTGCAATTCACGTACGCGGAACCGGAGTTCGTCCCATTCCTGAGGTTCCCGGCTGCACCATGAGTCCTTATGCTTTTATTTTTGTATGTGTTTGGAAGGAATTAAGGGGAAGCCCCCTCTTTTCCTTCGGAAAATTCACCCCTAAGGGCCTTTTTAATCGCAGGAGCCGAAGCTCCACCAGTCATTCCAGAGCCCGCCCCAGCAACCCACGAACGCGGAACCGGAGAACGCCCCATCCCAGAGGAGCCCGGCTTCAAGTGATTCTCTGGTTCCAGATGTGGCTGTTCCTCCGGCGTAAACTCTGCTTCCCATTCCTCGATCAGAAGAATCGGTTGCGGCTATTGGCCACCATGCACCTGTTTCTTCATCAATTTCTACATCACCAACCCACCAGTCACTTCCTTTGCCATCTGCACTGGCAGGTATGTTTCCAACAAGTTTATATGTACTCTTGACAATATTCTCGTTATCACTCCATGCAGTTCCTTTTTCACGGATATATACATCTTTGCTGTAATCACTTTTGAATACCATCACTGTATTTGCAGCTACATGATAAGCACCTACCTGATATTCGACACCCTGAATTCTGTATGGATGTCTTGCTGATGTGTTTGATACAGCTGCACCGTCATGCTTTCCAATTACTTTCTTCGTCTCGCCAGTGTGAATGTGCATAGAAGACATTGTGATCGGCGCATTTAAGGTATCCGTAAGTTTTACAGGTACTGTAGTAAATCCTTCTGAAATATCCAGATACACTGCTTTGTTTCCGCTTGCAAGGTCTTCAATACGAAGAATCTTTACGTCGTCCGCGTAGGAATGCATAGTTCCGACTCCGCGGTCTTTATTTACTGCACCATTGTTGTTAGAACCATATCCAACAGAAACACATAATCCAACTTCCAGGTTTGCTGCCTGTGCTGCTGTTACCGGGAAGTAAGTTGCCTTCTCCGACCTCTGCTCTGCTGCATCGAGCTGGAAGTTCCAGTTGTTTACACCCTGTGAAATCTTTCTGGAACTCTTCTGCCCGCCTTTGATCGCATTGAAAATCATACAGAAAGTCTGACGTTCTTTGCCGCATCCTAAGTATCCGGCTCCTTTCCTCTGGTAATTCTGATGGATATTTCCGTAACTCTGGTTTCTTAAAATCTTCTTTCCGGGCTGCGAGTGTGGCAATCCGTCAGAACCGGCTACAGATGGAAATGCAGACAGAAGCCAATAAGCAGGTACGGAGCCATCAGCATTCTTCTGAAATGGCTTTAATCCCAGTTCCTCATGCGGTGTATCAGACCAAGACCAGAGGAAATAATCTCCTTTATTTTCTTTCCGGTAATAGAACATAGGCCCGAAAGAGCACACGTCTACGGTGTCAGCCTCTGAATATCCATCCTCGCCCTCGATTGCGGTCAGTTCATAGTCTTCATTGTCGTGGCGGATATAATTTCCGTACCACCACTGAAATTCTGGACGGTTCGCATATCCGTCTGCACCCTCTACGGTATCTGTGGACGGTTCGTATGGAATCAGCTTGTTTACGCCTAACTTCTCAATCGTAGTTGTCGGATTTACCGCTGATTTCCACTCTTTTGACTGGTACACCACGCCTGTTTTCTGGCGGTTAAGATATTCTTCTACGGTATCTGTATGTGGTGTGCCGCAGATAATGTCGTTTAGGACACTAATCTTTTTCCCTACTTCTGCTGAGTCTGCCGCTTCTCCTGTTTTGGAAAGAGTAGCGTCCAGCGCCACATACGCTTTTCCTGTTCCTGGGTCAACTGCAACCTCAAGAGATTCCGTTGTTTTTTCTTTTGCAGTAATTCCACCTCTCTCCGATTCTGTCGGAGCAGGTGGGATAAAAATATGTACCGTATCATTTTCACGGTCATAAAATCCTTTTGTTTTCTGCGTTTTCATGTGATTCCTCCATATCTGTTATTTATTGTCAACTGTTTATAATAATTAAATGCGTTGTGCCTGCAGTTTTAATGGTTAACTAAAGCCCTCTTTTGTTAATTGATTAAAATGTCCATCCAGTTTGATTTTCATTTGTAAATTGAGCATAAACATAACCTTGCGGAGAAATCCCAATGCTACCATTTTCTCTGTTAAAATCATCACAAAGAACATTTCCGTCAGCATCCTCTGCATAAATTTTTGTAAATTGTGCAGAATGGAAAATTCTTTTATTAAGCCCTCCCATATAATGCTCCCACAAAGCATATTTTCCACCACAAGATATTAACTTTTCATTAGTTACCGTTAAAGTGTTTCCGTTTGGCAGATAAACTGTAATAACATTTCCACTTATTTCAAAGCCAATAGTTACTTCTTTGCCTATATAGTCTCCATCCCAAGATATATTTTTTATGTTCGTTAATGCTTTATTATCAAAATAACCAACCGAGCAACCATTTGCACTAAACGTAACATGAATAGACCTATTTGTAACATCTGTAACATTTGTCATTCCGTTAGGCTCTGTAATAATAGCTATTGTGGTATTTGTATCAAAAATACCTTTTAACATAATTTTATTTACAGTATTTCCCATCTTCGCAACAGTATATTGAGCCGAAACATCGGATGTTCCACTTGTGTCATTAGCAACCAATTTTTTATTCAGAATATAGGCATTTTTAAAATTAGATAGATTGCCATACATATTAAAAACAGGATATATCTTGTTACAAACATTTTTACAACTCATATTTTATACCTCTCAATCAAAATAAGAGGTGA